TACTGCCGCATTCAAAGCCTCTTGATTTTTAAGAGATTCTCTGATTGTAAAAGTATTTCCACCTGTGAACGTCGCCGCTGTTGATGTTGCTGTAATAGTAGTTGTTCCACCTTCGTATCTGAACAACTGGAAGTCACCAACGTTTGGTGTACCGTCCTGCTGACCGTCTACTGTTTGCTCAGTAAGGTTGTACTGTGCGTATAAAGTTCCAACTGCTAATGCTGTTCCACCGTTTGCCGCATCTAAGTTGTAAATTGCTGAATGATTAGTTGCATATAATGGTGAACTTACTGATGAGAAACTTGCACTAGATGAGTTGTAAAGTTTAGAAGTAAGGTTTGCACCTGAATTAGCTGAACTAGTTTTAAACCAAACAGAACCATTTGGTCTGTTTTCATCTGCAGTTTTCCAAGTTGGTCTGTTAGTATGTTTTTCTTGTAAAAATTTATTAGTTTTGTAAGTACCTGCTGTAATACCTAAATCTGCTAACATTGTACCCGAAGCACCTGCTTCAAATCTAATTGTATTAAGGCCTGCTGTTGAATCACCAAAAGCACCGCCATTATGGAAAATTTCTAAGTTACCTGTTGTTGCGTTAACTGACGCTGTAACGCCACCTGCGTTTGCAGAGTTGATAGCTGTTGCAACATCTGATAATGCTGTTCCACCTGTTGCAACACTAAGACCATTAATTTGTATAGTATCAGCGTTGGTAACAGTAGTTCCAGAAGCAATAGAAATTACAGGTAAAGATACGTGCCATGCACTTGATCCAACTTGTACCCATGTGTTAGTTGATGTTTTTTTGTAAAGTTTGTTTGTTACGTGTGTTGTATTAATTGCGTATGAACCAATTGTTCCAATTGAAGTAAGTGGTGCACCAGTAGAAACACCGCTAACTAGATCACCAACTGCTGTAATAAGTGTTGGAGTAATTGTTGTAAACGCTTGATTAGTTTGTGACCATTCAAATATACCATAAGAGCTTGATGCAAGGTCAAACCAATATGTTCCATCTGTTGGGTTCGCTGTAGGAGGTGTTGCACTTCCTAATAATTCGCTAGTGTCTACGTTTGTTCTTAAAACGTAAGCTCTGTTGGCAACTCCTAAAAATGAGTATGCCGCTTGTAGACCCCATTCGTTCAATTCATACCCGTGTAATGAATTTCCTGAAGCGTCTGTATAAAATTTTGGATCGCCAAAAGTCTCTGTTAATTCTCTTTGAGAAGAAATCAAATAAGCAGTATTGGCGTTTGCAGTAGTTGTTCCTGCCGCTGTGCCGTCGCCTGCTCCGTTCTTCTTATCTTGTGATGATGCTACTATAAAAAGAGGTGTAGTACCCGCATCTGATGGTACATAAAAACTTTCGTTTATTACTGAAACCTCTACTCCTGGTGATGTTAATGCCATGTTACGTGTTCTCCTTGCAAGTTTATAACGTTACTGAATATATTTATGTATATATTAGTATTTACGACATTATTCTACATATTTTGGTACCTATATAGGCGACGTAAATACGTGTATGCAGTATAAAAACAGACCGTTATGTAAGCAGTGTAAAGCAAAGCCTAGGGCATACGCTTATAAGAAAGAGAAAAAGATATATTGGCGTAGTTTATGTGATACGTGTAACCGAAAAAAACACAACAAAAAAATAGGTGGAGTAACAGCATTACAACGGTCAGGATATAAGAAAAAAAGCAAGTGTGAGCTGTGTGGATTTAGAGCTCAAAAAGTAGCACAACTTGATGTATTCTTTGTTGATGGTAATTTACGAAATACTGTTATTACTAATTTAAAAACTGTGTGTGCTAATTGTCAACGATTAGGTGGTACTAAACGTCTTGGTTGGCGTATTGGTGATCTTGTTGCTGACGAATAAATCGTCTACTTTTACAAACAATTCTTCTAATGTTCCGTTATTATCTATAATGTAATCAAAGTCACTATCTAGCCAATCCCATTCAGATTGATGTGCTCCACGATCTTGCATTTCTTTTTGTGTGGGTAATTCGCCTCTTTTTACACATATAACTTTGCCACCATGTGCTTTAATCGTTTTAATTTCATTAACAAATCTAGTATCTGAAATAACAGTAGGGTCACCTTTATATCTGCCTAGGCAACTATCTAACCATATTGCATCGTACATTTGTCCACGCATTACTTCTGTGCCAAAATATTGCAATACCCATCTAGGGGTTACAGGCTTACCAAAACGTTCACTCCAATAAGCATCAGGTTGTTCTCTCCATGCTCTACTTTCGTTTGTTGCACCTTCTAGCATTTCTCTGTTCCAATTAAACATGGAACTTACTGCATCTTTTAAACTTTTTGCAAATGAATCTTTTTTAAAACCATATTGTTCTACCAATCTTTCCGCAACGGTATCTTTGCCAGAACCTATTAGTCCTACTAATCCTATTAACATTAATTGATTATACTACTTTTTAAGACGTTTTTCAATCTCTAATTTGGCTTCTTTTACCGCGCCAAGTATACTTCTACGTATTTCTATATTCTTAGACCTTAATGCACTAATAGACATATTTTCTAGATCATCAATAATAATTTCTAGTTCGTCGAGTGTACATTCGGCATATGTTTTATATCGAGAATCTGTCATGATACTCGTATTTAAAAAGAGTTAGTAATGAATTAACCAATAACAAAACTATGTGGTGTTCCACCTTCTTGGAAGTTACCTATATCTAATTCTAACTTGTCCATCTCTGTCTGCCCTTCGTTCTTCAAAGCATCACCATTAAGTGTTGTTCCACCTTGTGGACCTGCGATAGTATTAAACTTTCCTCTTGCTTCTCCTAACATAACTTTAGATACTGCTAGTGTGTAATCTCTAATCCATGGTTTAGAATAGATATCTTTAAACAGTGTTATGTCTGGTCTGTAATTGTCTGTGTGCATAAGAACTGTTTCGTTATCAGCTCTAGGTCTTTGTGTCATTGTTAATTTTTTTGTTGCTACGTCAAAATGAAACTGTATAAAACTTCCAAACATTTTACCTATTAATTCTTGGTATGAAGCAAAAGCATAGTAAGTAGCTAAACCACCAGTTGCTCCTGCTCTCAAAAGATATGTGTTTGTATAGGCCAAGTTAAATGGTTCAAACAATGTTCCACCTTCTCCACCTTCTGTTCTTGATCCCACTGTTCTTCTACTTAAATTTCTTACATTAATTACTTCGTCTGGTAAAATATATGTGTTCTGATTTTTCTTTAAAGTGAGAAAAGCATAAGATTCTTCCACAGCATTTGATGATCTCTGTCTAAATTTATTAATAGCTCTTTCCAGTGCCGTTTGATAGTGTTTAGGGTCTAATTCAACGTCGACCATCCCATCACCTAGATTGTTTTTAACGTAATCGAATATCTCTTGTTGTCCTGTTTGTAGTTCTGACATACTGATATTTATTACCTTTGCCTATACAATAAATATGTATGATATGCCAAGATTATCCATTTTTAAGCCAGAAAAAGGCAACGACTATAAATTCTTTGATCGTAATATCAAAGAGATGTTTACTGTAGGCGGAACAGACCTACATTTCCACAAATACCTAGGTCCATACGATCAAGGTGATACAAATAAGGACGGTCCAGCATCACCAACAAATCCACAATATTCAGGTGATAGTCTTAACGAAAGAACCATACAAGATTTACTATTTTTAGAAAACAGGGATAGAAAATACGCAGATGACGTGTACGTTGTAAGAGGCATATACAATGTACAAGATGCAGACTTTAATCTATCACAATTTGGAATGTTCTTACAAAATGACACATTATTTTTAACTGTACACCTAAACGATATAGTTGAAAGACTTGGTAGAAAACCTATGTCTGGAGATGTTATAGAATTTCCGCATATGAAGGAAGATTATTCATTAGATGAAAGTATACCAATTGCACTTAAAAGATACTATGTTGTTGAAGATGTGAATAGAGCGGCAGAAGGATTTTCACAAACTTGGTGGCCACACCTATTAAGATTAAAAATGAAGACACTAGTTGATGCACAAGAATTTAGAGACATTATAGGTGACGCAACAACAACCGGGTCAGTGGCAAATTATATGTCAACTTACAATAGAGAGAAAACTATTAATGATCAAGTTGTAGCACAAGCAGAACAAGATGCACCTAAGGCAGGATTTAATTATAAACAATACTATGTTGCACCAATTGACGAAAGAGGAAACATTAGAACAGACAACGTTCAGTCAACAGATAGAGTTAGTTCAGACAAATCAGTTAATGCTGTAATAGATACACCAGCAGGATCACATTATGGTTTCTATTTAGATGGCGACGGAGTTGCACCAAACGGTAATCCAGCCGGTTTTGGGATTGGTTTTCCTACTGCAAACGTTGATAAAGGCGATTATTTCTTAAGAACAGATTATTTGCCAAACAGATTATTCCGTTTTGATGGTACCAGATGGGTTAAGATTGAAGACTCTGTTAGAATAACTACTACAAACAATGATTCAAGAGGAACCTTTAAAACAAGTTTTGTTAATAACACTACAAGTTCAACAATTAATGGATTAACAGTAGAACAAAGACAATCATTAACAAACGCATTAAAACCAAAGGCTGACAATTAAGAATGTTACACTTTTACGAAGGACAAGTTAGGAAATTTTTAACTCAATTTATTAGAATTTTGAGTAATTTTTCTATAGAAACAGGAAAAGGGAAAGATGATGCAGTAACATTAAGAGCTGTGCCTGTAGTATATGGAGATCCTACAAGACAAGTTGCAAACATTATAAGAAATAACAGTGAGAATGCATTACAATATGCACCAAGAATTGCCGCGTATGTTAGAGAATTAAATTATGATAGAGAAAGAATGCAAAATCCTTATCATATTGAAAAACAACATTTAAAAGAAAGAGATGTTGATGCAGACGGAAATTATACTAATCAATTAGGTGCTGGATATACAATAGAAAAAGTTATGCCGTCTCCTTTTAGATTAGAAGTTACAGCAGATATTTGGACAACAAATACAGATCAAAAATTACAAATAATGGAACAAATATTATATTTGTTTAATCCTGATTTTGAAATACAAAAAACAGACAATTATATTGATTGGACTAGTTTAAGTTATGTTGAATTAACAGGGGTAACATTTAGTTCAAGAACTATTCCTATAGGTGCAGACACAGAAATTGATATAGGATCCTTAAGGTTTTCTATGCCTATATGGTTATCACCGCCTGTTAAGGTTAAAAAATTAGGTGTTGTACAAAAAATAATCATGAGCATTTACGATGATGATGGCGGAATTGCAAAAGGATTAATTGACGGAAGTATGATATCACGAAGTTATATAACACCAAACAACTATGGATTATTAGTTACAGGAAACCAATTAAGATTATTAGGAAGTACAGGTACAAGTGTTACATCAGGTGGAGATGGATTTTATACAGGCGCAAATGCACCTACTAATTTTGACCCATTTGACACATTTGGTCCAGCAGTTAACTGGAATATATTATTAAATCAATACGGCAAAGTAACAAACGGTACGTCACAAATAAGATTAATACAAGATGATGGCAACGAAATTGTTGGAACTATTGCTACTAGTACTTTAGATGATACAATTTTATTATACAGCATCGATCAAGATACAATACCTGCAAACTCACTAACAGCAGTTTCAAAAATAATTAATCCTTCAACATTTGATCCAAATTCATCCGGTACGCCAACAAATGCTACAAGATATTTGGTTATAAATGATGTAGGAGATTCTACAGCAACGTATCAAAGTAATTCATGGGGAACATTAGTAGCAAGTGTTGGTGATATTATTGAGTATAACAGTTCAACTAGTAAATGGAATGTGGCATTTGACGCTTCAAACCCAGATTCAACACAACATTATGTAACTAATTTAAACACAGGAATACAGTACAGATTCAACGGCACGGAATGGGTCAAGTCATACGAAGGCATATATTCTACTGGTAAATGGAGTATAACATTAGATGGTGGCAGTTCAGATGCCGCTACTAATGACGCAACTACTCCTTGATAAAATTACAATAATTTGTTATAATATATTATGAAAGAAAACATAATTTGTTCTGGAGCATTATTCTATGCTACAAGTACTAAACGTTTCTTGTTTTTACAGCGAACTGATAAAAAAACACAAGGAATGTGGGGATTAGTTGGCGGCCAAGCACGGTATACCGAATCTGCTTTTGAAGGATTAAAAAGAGAAATACAAGAAGAAGTAGGTGATACACCAAAATTTAAAAAAGTAATTCCTTTAGAATTGTTCACATCAAATGATCAAAAGTTTTTCTTTCACACGTATCTTATTGCAATCGAAGGCGAATTTCTTCCTAAACTAAACGGAGAGCATTCAGGATATTGTTGGA